CATGAAATTTCAATAAAAAGTCATGCAAAAATAGGGCATCGTTGTTCGAAATTTGTATATAAATTGTGGAATATATTACACATTTTTAACCGCAAGTTTTTATCCATTGATTGTTTGATTTTTGCATTACACAACCATCAATCATTTGATTTTGCTCATATTCCTTAATATTAGATGGCTGACAACCAACTAAAAAAAGCAATATTAAGAGTATTTTCACAATTCTAAGGGATCGAAACCAAGTTCATGTGCCACCATTTTACATCTAGTTCTGAACTGTTTAGAATGATGCAGCCATTTATCACCTTTTTGACGATGAAAGCTCATGTGAACTGCTTCATGTGCGACTGTAGTTAGGGCTGTGTACAGGTGTCCACATCTGGCAGATGAAACAGTAATAGTATGTTCATAATCTCCACCAACATCTAAACAATATGTACCCATTAGTTCAGGATCGGGTGTAATAAGAAATTCTATTTCATCAGGCAATGGCATTGACCACTTAGTAAAGGGGTAGCAGCAATAAAGAGTTGAGTAAATATTTTTCAATATTACTGGGGTAAGTTTCATACTTTATTAATACATCCTCTAAATTCAAACTCATCTTCACCACATACCATAAACATTTCAGGCATGAGCATTCGACCATTCTCCCATGACAATAAAACCCCACCAGACCGCCAGTCAAGGGGAGCATCTTCTGTATAATGTACAAAAGCATCGGAATGAATATCGGCTAGTGTTCCAGTTTGAACACCCCATCTAGTTCCCATGTTAAAGGCTGGACTTAAATCGGTAACAGGAAAGACAGATAAATTGTGAGTATGACCAGTAATATAATTTACCCCAGAATTAAGGGTATTACTGCGAGTTGCACCAAATCCACCTTTCCATCGATGTTTTATGCAGGTATCGTTATTAATCCAGAAAGACCAGCAAGACTTCCACATAGGAAAATGATCTTTAAGGGAAAACCCTTGGATACCTTCATAAGAAGTTGCACCGCTATTGGACAGGAATGTTTCAAATCGGGCATCATGATTCCCAAGACACCATATCAATTCCGAATTTTTGCTCGCTGCATTTTCGATGCCAGCCATAAACTCTTGACACGCTTCCAGTTCTTCTTTAACAGTAGGTGTTTGACTCCATTGGATTCTTTTGTGAGAGCTATTTTGACTTCCATCGAACATATCTCCATTTGCCACGATAGCAACCAATTCACTTTTAAAATGTTTAATCATCTTCAAAAGTGCTTTATAGGCGGTAGTAACCTCTCCCGGTTGGAAATGGGCATCGCTAAAAACTAATACTCTACCCTTTTTAACATCCATGCCCCTACGAACATGACCGCTAGTTTGATGGATTCTTTTAATCTCAGTACTAGGAGAGCCAACACCAGCACTTTTAAGGGTAATATTTAATTTAAACTCAATAGCCCTTCTACGAGCAAATACAGTTCGAATATTTACCCCTAATTTTTTACTAACCTCTGTAGCATTAAGTGAGTTATTCCAAGTCTTAATAAAATCATCATCTGATACCCAGTAACCTTCAGCCATATATATAAATTCCATAAGGAGTTAGTAAGCGCATATTAACTGATAATCGTTACAAATCAACCACTTTTGAAAAAATAGGGGTTTATGCTAAGATGCAGTTGAACTATGAGCACCAAAGCACCTACAGGCAGACCATCAGGCTATACAGACGAACTAGCTGAAGAAATCTGCTTTCGTATGTCCACAGGGGAAGGACTCATCCAAATATGCAGGGATGACAACATACCTGATAGAAGAACAATTTTGAGATGGGTAGCAAATAATCCTGATTTCTGTCACAAGTACACGCTCGCACGAGAAGCTCAAGCAGACTATTATTTTGAAGAAATGCTTGAAATCGCTGATGATCCTAAGTCCGACTCATACATTGATGAGAAGGGAAACCAGCGTATAGATCACGAAAACATCAATCGCAGCCGATTAAGAGTAGATACTCGTAAATGGGTAATAGCTCGCATGATGCCGAAGAAGTATGGTGATCGTATAGAATTTGATGCAGAGGATAAAAACTGGACAGTGAATGGCATCCCGGTCAAAACAAAGTAGAGAACCAATCAATTTACCGCAGTTTCATGCAGGGCAACAAGAAGCCTTTGATGCTCATACTCGCTTTTTTGCATTGCGCTGTGGGCGAAGGTATGGAAAAACTGCGATGATGGAAATCATGGCTTGCTCAGATGTAGCGATGGGTAAGACTGTAGGATGGTTTGCTCCAGACTACAAAATCCAATCTGAAGCCTTCAGAGAAATTACCGATTACCTTGCTCCTATGATTACCCAATCGTCTAAGATCGATGGGATCATACAAACCGCTACTGGTGGGCGCATCGACTTTTGGACATTAGAAAATGAAAGGGCTGGTCGCTCTCGTAAATATCATAGTGTGTTTATTGATGAAGCAGCCTTTACTAAGCCCAATATGCTCAAGGTATGGCAAACCGCTATTAAACCAGCACTATTAGATTATCAAGGTAGTTGTATGGTGGCATCAACACCTAATGGAGTTGAGCCTGATAATTTCTTTTGGCAGGTATGCAATGACCCTGAACATGGATTTACTACTTACCATGCCCCTACTCATACAAATCCATTCTTACCCAAGGAAGAACTTGAGAAGCTAGAGCGTGAAAATCACCCGATGGTATTTAAGCAGGAATATCTTGCTGAATTTGTGGATTGGTCAGGTGAAGCATTTTTTAGCCTTAATAAGATGTTAGTTGATGGTAGTCCTGTGAACTACCCCGATAAGTGCGATGGTGTGTATGCTGTGATCGATACCGCAGTTAAAGGTGGTAAGGAAAATGATGGTACTGCTGTAATATATTGCGCTATCAATAAATTCTATGGTCATCCATTAACTATACTTGATTGGGATATTATTCAAGTTGATGGCGCATTGCTTGAGAACTATATGCCAAGCGTATTTGCTAGGTTAGAAGAACTTGCTAGTATGACTAAAGCCAGACATGGAGTTGTTGGTACATGGATTGAAGATGCTGCTGCTGGATCAATTCTATTACAGCAAGGTCGTGCAAGAGGATGGAACACTCAACCGATTGATGGTGATCTAGTGGCTGCTGGTAAGGATGGCAGAGCTATTAGCGTATCAGGACATTACCACCAAGAGAAGATGAAGATCAGTCAATATGCTTTTGATAAGGTGGTGAACTTTAAGAATGCCACTCGAAATCATTTAATAACTCAAGTCACCAGTTTTAGGATTGGTGATAAAGATGCGTACAAAAGAGCAGATGACTTGCTCGATACTTTCGTTTATAGTCTAGCCATTGGTGTTGGTAACAAATATGGCTATTAAGGATAATAAATGTCAGAGATTACAGTCAGTAATACTTCCCTAAACAATAATCTAAGTACGCTATTAACTGACAAAGAGATTCAGCCGGGGGATCAAGCTGGTTACGAACTGTGTAAACAGATTTGGCAATACCATCCATTAGGGGGAAAACTCGTTGAGAAACCAGTTAAGTTGGCATTGTCTAAGCCAAGAAGTTTATCGATTGATTCTCAGCCTAAAGAAATGCTCTTGGAAGCGTTCCAAAAAGAATGGGATAAGTTAGGTGCTACTAATCATATTAGAGATGTGATGTACCTCAATCGTACTTATGGCGCAGCAGCTATTGTTATGGGTTCACCTGATATGCCCACAACTGAGCCACTTGATCCTTGGAAACTTCCAGAGTTAGAAATCTATTTTAATCAATTAGACCCACTTAACTTGGCTGGTTCGATTGTTACAAACCAGAATCCTAATGCTCCAGATTTTCAAAAACCTCTTGCTTACACTACTGCTGCTGGTCAGCCTTATCATCCTTCTAGGAGTGTGGTGGTATTCAATGGAACTCCTATATACCTTAGTTTCCAAAGCTCTGCATTCGGTTTTACAGGGCGATCTGTGTTCCAAAGGGCTTTGTATCCACTAAGATCATTTATTCAGTCAATGGTGACTGATGACTTGGTTACATTCAAGTCTGGCTTAATCATCGCTAAGATGAAACCTGCTGGCTCTATCGTTAATCGATTGATGCAGCAAGCTGCTGGCATTAAGCGTGAGTATTTGCAATCAGGTACTACAGGCAACATCTTATCGATTGATATTGATGAAATGATTGAAGCCATTGATTTGGGCAATACCGCTACAGCAATGACAACCGCAAGAGATAACATTATTGCTAACATTGCTGCTGCTGCCGATGTTCCTGCTTTGCTCTTAAAAGATGAAGCATTTACTCAAGGGTTTGGCGAAGGTACTGAAGATGCAAAAGCCATTGTTCAATATGTCAATGGTATTCGTGATGACATGGAAAGCCTATTCGCATTCTTTGACAAGATCGTTATGCACCGAGCATGGAATCAAGAATTTTATGCTGCTGTACAAAAGGCACATCCTGATATTTACCGCAAAATGTCCTATGAACAAGCGTTTTACTCATGGCAAAATCATTTCAAAGCTGAATGGGAATCTTTGATTGAAGAACCAGAGAGCGAAAAGGTTAAAGTTGAAGAAACCAAACTCAAGGGCTTGACCGAGATTATGCGTACTGTGTTGCCAATCGCTGATCCTGAGAATCGTGCTCGTATGGTTCAATGGGCTATGGACAATCTCAATGAGATGCCAACCATGTTTCAAAGCACATTACAACTTGATATGGAAGCTCTTGCTGAATATGAGCCACCAGAACAAGCACTCCCGGCAGATCGTATGCCAAAAGCTGATGCCCTATATTCTTATATTGATGAATTTTATGGGGAGAATCGGGCAAAACCCATCCCAAAGGTTGATGCGTTTTTCCTAGAATCAGACCATCCTCGTGATGGTGATGGTAAATTTACAAGTGGCAGTGGCGGTAATGGTGGTAGTGCAGGTACAAGCATTACTGGTATGGCGCAGCCTACCATTGTTAAAAGCGTACCAATGCCACAAGCACCAGCAGCCCCTACTGCTAAACAAGCTGAAAAGCCAAAGCAGCCAGCAGCCCCATCTTCTAAACCTAAAGAAGCTGCTCATGGTAAGGGTGAATACAAAGATAAGCGTGGATATACTCGTTCTGGTGGTCTAGCTGTTGCAGAGCGTAAGGTTGAAAGCAGCTTTTATTCAGCTATTACACACAACAAGAAAAAGTTAATAGCTAACTACTACAAAATTAGCAGTAAAGAAGCATTCCCTAATACTATCGATGCTGACAAAGTAAAGCTACTTAGCCCTGCATTTGTTAAAGATCGAGGTTTAGCTCCAGCAGTACACGAGCCAAGCTCTATGCTATCTAAAGTAATTTATACCGATGCACTCAAGCAAAAAGCTGCCAAAGGTGATGAATCCCCAACGATCTTTACTGCTGGTGGCTCTGGATCAGGCAAATCAGCTACAACAGGATTGGCTGCTGGCTTGCTAGGTGTAGGTAATGATGCGCTAGTCTATGACTCTGTAATGTCAAACTCTAAGAAAGCAGCAGATAAGATTGATGAATGCTTAAAATTGACTAAGGGCAAGGCTGCTGTTGTATATACCAATACCCCGGTACAAAGAGCAGTAGTATTTAATGCGCTGCGTGATCGTTCAGTATCCATTGATATATTGCTTGAAGCGCACATAGGCGCATCCAATAGTATTCGAGAATTGCAAGAAAAATACAAAGGCAATGAGCGAGTTAATATTCAAATTATTAATAACTCAGGACCACCCAAGAATATTCATGTAGGCAAAGTCGATGATGTGCCTAAGTACAATAAAGAAACAGTAAGAGCCGAATTAGTTGATATTGTCACCAAGATGCACGAAAAGGGCGAGATCACTAAGCGCAAGTATGACATCCTAGTAGGAAACAAGGTATAATACATATAGAATCGAAAGGAAGTATATGAGCATGGACTTTGAAAAAGCCAAGCAGGAATGGCTCAAGTCTTTGGGCGGTAAATCGCTTGAAGAATATGAAGAAGCTCAAGATGCAGCAGCTTTAAAGGCTGCCGAGAAGTTATTGAGCGATCCTGAGAATGAAAAGATTTGGGAAGAAGCCGACAAGGATTCTGAAGAATAGGTAGAAACCCCTAGGGCTGAATGTATGATAAAAATACAACAGTCCTATTATTTCGCTTGCATATATGCTAAATAGGTATATACTGGAATTGTGGTGATAACGAAAGGAGTTTGAAATGAGAGCGTTTTTGGTGGTTCGTGGTTTTGGAAACCGGGTCGAAATCCCTTGTGAAATAATGCCCTTGTTGCAGCGTATGTTTGGTGCGGTTCGGGCTGAGAGAATTTTGGCTGGTAATGATCGTAACTATGGTGTGTTGATCGCTTAACGAAAGGGAGATCGAAATGAACTTATTAATTGCTGAAAAAGTTAATGGGGCTTTCCAAAAAATTGGTGTCATGAATGGCGATGACTTTTTGGTTGATTGTTTGCTTGCCTATGGTCTTGCTTGCAATGCTCGAAGGTTTTTTGAAGGTGAGCCAGCAGCAGAATCGCTGGATTATTTGCTGGAAGGCATTGAATATCGGGTTTCTAAATTTTAAGGGGGATGTATGGATTATCCAATCGGAACTAAATATAAGACAAGGGGCAAAGCCCCTAGGGTGTGCGAAGTTGTAGATATTCTTAAAACCTACAACCTAGCAGGTGAACTGGTTAAAACCCGGTATGTATCAACCCACGATTTTATGGGTCAAAAAGTAACTGATTATGATGTTGTAAAAACAACAATATCTATAGGATTGTGTAAATAGTTCTTGCATTTATCCCTAATAGGTATATTATTAAATTGTAGTGTTAATTAATCATCATTCAAGGAGTTAATCATGGCAAGAGAAATAAGCAGTCAAGCAGCAGCAGCAAAAATGATTCGTCAGTATATGAAAGCTAATGGCATCGCTGGTAGTGTTAATAGCGATAGTTTTGCTGGCGGTAATAGCGTGAACATCAGGGTTCAAGATTTGCAGCCTGTTCAGTACAGCGCATTAAAGGATTATGCAAATCAGTTCCAATATGGTCATTTTGATGGGATGATTGATCTGTACGAATACAGCAATCGTAGGGATGACATTCCCCAAGTAAAGTTTGTTTCAATTTACAACAAAATGAGCGATGAAGTAGGTCAAGCGATTTACGATTTCATCAAAGGTTATTACGCTGGTATGGAAGGTGCGCCTGAGAGTTTTAATGATGCTGGCAACTTCTACAATCAGAACTTTGGTGCGTATGCTAGTAACTTGGTTTACAGGTTGTTTAGTGGTGGTTACAACAGCAACCAGTATTACGAATCAATCGGTGTGATCGCTGTAGAGCAGGAAGCAGCCTAATCAAAGCCCCTTCGGGGGCTTGTGTTTTTTAGCAACACCTATTAAATATTTGTTTACAATTATGCTTAATAGGAATAATATTAAAGTGTAGTGTTAATCATCAATAAAGGAGTTAATCATGAGTGTTGAAATGTTTGGTTGTGATATTGAAGTCTTTATGGCTTCGGTGCGTGACTCAATTAGTTACAAATTGTCAGGTGCGAATATGGTGGTCGCTGGTTTGATGAGCGATGCCCAAGAAGAAATTGCTGCTGGCATGGATGAGCAAGCTAGGCAAACTTTGAATCGTGCCAAAGCTGTTTTGTTTGAAATTATGGAAGGCAAGTTAATTGCCGATGTGCCAAGATAATCGAAAGGGAAAATCATGAAACAAGTTGAACTTTACCAAGGCAAAATTGTGAATGCCTACACTTTTGCGGAATTGGAGTTGTTGGTCAATGCAGGTCGTGAAGCTCAAAACCTGTGGTACGAAGAATGGCAGAATCTAGGCAGCAAAGATGAAGGTACTTGTTGCGGTGGCAAATCTATTAGGGTTTATTTTATTCCTAAAGGAAAAAGAAAAGTAGAAGAAATGCCAATCGCAGCGTGTGGTTGGGTTCAGGGAAATGTATCTGCTGCTAAATCTGTTGCCCCTGCACTAGCTTATTTGGCACAAAAAGGTATTCAAGCTGAATACTATGATGGCTGGATGGATTAAGTAATGCCCCTTCGGGGGCTTTTTTGAAAGTGTATTATGGATATGAATCAAAGACAAAGAGGTGTGCTCGGTCAAGTGCCTACCCCTTTTCAAATAAAAATGGCTCGTGGTGAATTATCTCAGTCAAAAGCTGCATCTTTAATTTATACTACTCAAGCTCGTTGGAGTAATTACGAGAATGGCAAAAGTCGGATGCACCCGGCAGCTTGGGAACTATTTTTATTAAAGACAAAGCATGACATTTTATGAAGTCTTAACTGCTGCAATTAACGACATTATCGAATATGGCTTTGATTCTAAAAAGCGTATTGATGGGTGGTTACAAAAGATCAAGATAGCAGCCAATGATGCGCTAATGTCTGATGAGCAAATGCAAACAGAGATGGAGAAAGCTCTAAACTCTACATTTGCTCGTATGGTCACTAAAGGTGGCTTAATAAATAAAAGTATTACCAAGTATGACATTGAGAAATTAAAGCCTAGGCTGCGCTCTGAGCTAGACCGCAGGATTATGGCATCTGCCAACCTGATTAAATACAATCGGGAAAAGAATGTTAATGAAGTATTACAAAGATTTGAGGGTTGGGCTACATCTATTCCTGTAGGTGGCAGCAAGGCAGTAGATCGGGTTAAAGAAAAACAAACTATTAAGAAGTCGCTGACTAAGATGCCCTTTGAGCAGCGTAGAGTTGTAATAGATCAAACACATAAGCTGGTTTCCAATATTAATGAAATTGTGGCAATGGACAATGGTGCTATTGCAGCACGATGGCATTCACATTGGAAACAGCCGAACTATAACTATCGCAAAGATCACAAAGAGCGTGATGAAAAGATTTATGTAATTCGTAATAGTTGGGCGCACAAGGAAGGTTTAATCAAACCTGTTAATGGATATACCGATGACATCACCAGCCCCGGTGAAGAAGTTTATTGTCGATGCAACTATGTTTATCTATATAATCTACGACAAGTGCAAGATTTGCTTACCAAAAAAGGTCAAGCAGCGTTACAATCTGCAAAAATAGTTTAAGGTTGTTTATGCCATTTGAATCTGAAGCCCAAAGGAAAGCCATGTATGCTGCTGCATCAGGAAAATCCAACATTGGGATTCCAGAAAAAGTAGCTAAAAAGTTTATCAAGCATTCTACAGATGGTGAAGAACTTAATAACCATTGGCTAGAACAAGTATTACTAGCTGAGATGATTAAGGGAGATGAAATCCCTGATGAACCTACCTTATTGAGTACCCCAGAATTTAAAGAAGATGCTGACCTAAAAACTGCTGTTAAGCGGTTAGAGTTGCAGCATCTTAAAGACCAGCTAGGTACTGTTGCTAGTGTTATTGCCAATTACAAGCAAGATGCTGAAGAACCTACAGAAGCCCCAGAAATCCCTGAAGCTCCAGAAGATGTTGAGATTCGTTTAGGCAAACAATCAGAAGAAGTTGATGATGGTGGCACTAATGAAGCATCTATAACAGATGAAGATGATGGTGGCACTAATGAAGCATCCACTTTTGTTACCGATAAAAGCGATGCTGATCCTTGTTGGAATGGATATGAGCAAATTGGCATGAAGGAAAAAGATGGCAAAAAAGTGCCAAATTGCGTACCTGTTGCCGATGCCAATGCCGATCCTGTAGCTGCTAAACCATTGATTGAAATGCCTATTGAGCACGATGGTCCATTTGGTAGGGCTGCTGGAATCATGTTTTTAACCAAAGATAATGAAGTTCTTTTGATTCGCAGGGGCATGGGTGGCGGTGATTTTCCCGGTACTTGGGCTGTTCCCGGTGGACATCAAAAAGCTGATGAAACATTAGAAGAAGCTGCTCGTAGGGAATGTTTTGAGGAAACAGGCATTCAATATGATGGCGCATTAAAAGTATTACATGATGAT